AAGGTTTATCTCTTGTAGTCACAACATCAGAACCTGAATCAAATGCTGCCTTAATGACTCGTATGGACAGTAAAACAGCATCTATAGCTGAGATTGTTGATGCATACGAAAACGGGCTCTTAGATTTATTAAGAACTATAGCAATATGGATAGGTGAAGATCCAGAGAAGATAATTGCGAAATGTAATAAAGAGTTCATGAGATCTGAAGATATTGGTCAAGAAATCGTTAACATTGTTGCTTCATGGAAGCAAGGTTTCCCTGTTTCTATTGAAGATCTACATGAATTAGCTGTCAAGAATGACTTAACTGAAAGAACTCTTGATGAAATCATAGCCAGTAATGCTAAATATGGAATCAAACCTATTGGTGAGTTCGGAATGCTCAATATGGTTAATAAGCAAACTCCAAATAATAAAGAAGAAAAAGGAGATAAAGATGAGTAAGGAACAGAGAGATAAACTTATCAGGGATAGGATGCTCACTGATGGTATTGTTATTGCTATCACGGCATTATTCAAAGAAGTTGTATTTGATGATGAGACTCAAGAAAAGATAATAGGGACCGTAGAACTTGCAATTAGAAAGCTGCGGAAGACTACTATCAATAATGTTCTTTATAGTAATATTGTCAGAAAGCTTAAGCAGGATATAGATAAGATCGTTGAAGAAGTTTATGATGATGCTTATCTTGAGATTGTTGAGCCTGAATTCTTGGAGCATTCAATCCGTCAAACAGACTTGATATCAGATACGTATAATGAAGAGATAGAAAGCAACACAGCAGACAATGTTCTTCTTTCTTCTACCGTGGGTGGAATACCTCTTTCAGAGTGGTACAGCGATCTTAAAACAGGTTTTGCAGATAATATACTAAAAACATCTATGAACTCTTTTAGAAATGAAGAAGATGTAGAATATGAATCTATATTTGAAACAGCTCTTGTAAATTCTTCATTATTTTTATGGAGTTCTATTGTAGGAATCTCAGAATCAGCTATTACTAATATACTGCCAGCCTCAAAGTATCAGGAAATATATGTAGCTATACTTGATCAAGTTACATCGGTTGTTTGTGCTGGTTTACACAAAAATAGATACAATATTGGTGAGGGGCCGATTCCTCCAGTTCATCCTCATTGCAGAAGTCAACGGCTTCCGATATTGAAAAATGAGCATTTAGCTATACCTTCATTTAATGAGTGGATGACATCACAAAGTGTAGACTACCAAAAATCATGGTTCGGGCCTGGTAGATATGATCTATGGAAAAACAAAAAGGTTCCTATAGAAAAATTTACTTCACCGGATTTAACAACTTATACAATTAAACAAGTAAAGAAGTTTAACAAATAAAAGGAGATTGACCGATGAAAATGAAAAGAGGTTTCGCCACAATGAAGGACGTTCCAGAAGCTCTAAAGGATCTTTATGTAGAGAAAGATGGAAAAGCTGTTCTAGATGGAGTTGAGGGGATGGATGTTCATAATCTATCCGGTAAGATCACTGAGCAAGCTAAAGAGATCGAGACGTTAAAGAAAACATCTCAAGAAGCTAATGAAGCTAAAACTAAAATTGAAGGTGATTTGAAAGCTGCCGTAGAACTTGCAGGAGAAAAAGAGGATCATAGTATTGAACTTGCTCAACTTCGTAGAGAAAAAACTGAGATTGAGAAAGAGCGTGATGATTCAAAGGCTTTACTTGTTGGATTTAAAGAAAAATCTACTCTAAACGAGATAAAAGAAAGTATCAGGCCTTTTATTGCAAAACTTATTATTGATGATCCAAAAGCACAAGAAGATGCTCTTAATCAGGTTATTCAACAGATGACTTTAACTGAAGGTGGTAAGGTACTTACAAAAGATAGTTTAGGAGAACAATCTTTCATGCCTCCTGAAGATTATATCACTGGTGTTTTTCTTAAAGATCGTTCATATCTTGCAAAAACTGAAAATAGTGATAAAGTAAATAGTAAGGATCGTTTCGAATATAATAAAGAAAATACAAAAACAACTAATGCACAAATAAAAGAAGAACTTGAAAATGCTCCCTCCATTGATGATCTAATGAAGGAAACATGGCCAGGTGATAAATAACAATTAACAGGAGGTAGATAATGGGTATTTTAAACAATGCTTATCATGAGGTTGCTCTTATGACAGCACCTAAACAGCGTAAGGTTATTGATAGAGTGTTTACAAGGGCTCCAGCATTACAAGCCGTTCCAACATTTCCAACAACTGATGGATGGGAAACAGTTTATGAGATTGAACTCCAAGCTGATTCTATGGAAATAGTAAACTTGGATGAAAAGCTTCCAATCATTAACTCTAATACTGATCTTCGCAGGGTCCAAATCGGTATTATGGGTGGTAAGATGCTTATACCTAAAGATAAAGCTCGTGCTCTTGGTGGTGCTGCTGCTGCATTTACTAAAAAGCTTCCTTCAGTTCTTAAACAAACTGGAATGAATATGGAAAGAGCAATCTTTGAGAAAACTTTCCTACCTGCTGTTAAGAATCATGCAGCTACAACTACTAATGCTCCTGATGCTCGTCATGAGGATCATTCTGACTTCTTTAAGAAGATCAGTGGTGGAGTTGCTGATGGAGTTGCTGGTGAATGGATACTTGCTGTTCGTTGGGAAGAAGGTGTTGTTTCAGGTCTATACAATCCTGATGGATATGGTAATAAAAACATGTTCAATCCAACTCCTATATCAGGCGGTAACATGTATACGCTTGGTGAAGAAGCTGGACCTCTTAAAGGTGTTGAAGGTTTTGGTCAGATCCTTGAATCAAACTTTGGTATCCTTCTAGCTGATCCTGATTATGTTTCCGGTATGTACGCTGGAGATCTAACAGAAACCGCTACTGATGGTGAAATTGTATACACTGCTATTCCTCTTAAGGGTGATCTTCAACGCATGATTCATCTTATTGAAGGATCAAGTGCTGATACAATCTTCTATTGCTCTCCTGGTATGTTTTCAGCTATGAAATCAGCATATGGAACTTATATGGGAGAAGTAGTATATACCAGTCCTGTTGGTAATATTGAGTTTACTTTTCAAACGTTCGATGGAATTCCTTTCATCACTTCATACAACTTCAAAAAAGTTGCTTACAATAACATTTAATAGAGAGGTTAAAAATGTCTAGTTCAATACTCGCTCAAGATTTTACTAAACACCGCCCTATCTTTAATCAAGATAGGGGTGAATCTATTTTTCCGTCTACTGGAGTTGATAAAGTTATTCAGTGGTTAGCTGAAACAGATGTACCAGGTACACCAACTGATGACTTTAAACTCATTGGTAATGGTCAAGGTCAAACTTGGTTTAATGCCAAACTTGAAGGTGCTGATGTTGATAATATGTACTCTTAAGTTTGATCCTACTGATACTGATGATTTTGTTATCGGTGCCGAACTTATTGAATATGCTCCATCACCACGACTTGTTATTGATGCACCATATGTTAAGATTACAGGGTCTTCAGAGTTAGCAGCTCCTGTAGCAAGTTCAATATTGAGAGTTGATATTGATTATATGCTTAACTAAGGAGTAACCAAATGACCAATGGATTTTTACTCAGAAGTATAGGTAATGATGCTTACGTTTGTATGATATGTAGACGTAAGCATAAATCTGGCCTTCTAATGAGACGGTGTTCACACGGTGTTGAAAAAGAGACTAAAGACGATACTGCACCTGTGAATGAATCTAAAATTATTGTTCCTTTTAATAATCTTGATATGATGAGATCTAAGCTTGAAGGATATGATCTTGATAAATTAAGAGAACTAGGTAAAGAGTTATCTATTCCTCATGCAGCAGTTAAAGGAGTTACTAAATTGATGAATGAGATATTGGAGTACCTTAAAACTAAAGGGGAAGTCTAATGTCAGGTGTAAACGAAAGATTAGGTGTTGCTGAAACAAAAATCGACAACCAAGAGAAAATTACTGATGAAATAAAGGATGATTTATACGGTCCTGATGGTATCAGAAAAGAATTAAAAACAATATCTGAATCTCTTGGTAATATATTAATAGAACTAAGTATTAAAAAAACAAATGCTAAATCAAACCGTGATTGGCTAACTATTTCTATAGCTGCTGTAGCTGTTCTCAGTTCTTCTATTACAGCTATTATTACTCTTTGCTGATAATTTACAGGAGATATTATGGCTTTTACTGTACAGACAGATGAAGGTGTAGCCGGGGCTAATGCTTATGTATCCGTGCAATTCTTCAGAGACTTCTTTCTAGATTTAGGTGTAGACTATACAGCTGAATCTGATTCAACTATTGAAGTCTGGATTAGAGAAGGTACTTCATATCAAGATCTACGGTGGTCTTATGGAGGTTCAAAGCTCAACGGTCGTGATCAATATCTTCAATTCCCTAGAGTTGGCCTTTACGATGCTGAATGTTATTTAGTTGAAGGTGTGCCAATAGAGATAAAATATTCCACTTGCTATTACGCTAAAGCTTACAATGATCTGTCTACACTATTTATCACTGATAACTCAAACAAAGGTGCAATAATAGAAGAGTATAAGCGTCTCGATAAACTTGAGAAAAGATTTAAATATGAAAATGGTTCAAAAGCCGGAACTAATAAATTTCCTGTTATTCAAGAAGGTGATTTAATAACTCAGAATTCAGGTTTTGCTTTAACGACTGGATTTAGAGGCAAGAGGGCATAATGTACGAAGAATTCAGAGAATTTTATAAAGATTTTGAAGATGACATGGTAGTTGGCACCATAATTCGTAATGAAGGTGCTTATGTGGACGCTGCTAGAACATATTTAGGTAAGATGACATCTAACATCACTTTTACCTGTCAGCTCTTCAGAACCAATATAACGACAAATGAGCGTGGTTTGTTGGATGAGTTATTAGTTAACAAAGAATTAATAGAAAGTGAGTCATGTGTATTCATCGCTCTGAATGATTCAATTGTTACAGATGATGATGTTAAAAAGTTTAGTATAAATGATAAAATAGAAGTTGGAGTATCTAAATATATAGTTAGATCTTTAAATGAATTAAATCCAGCTGATGAAGCTATCCCAATTCAAACTAATTTACTTTGCGAGATACAATAAATGGCTTATCAAGATTATGAATTAGATCTACAAGATTATTTTGCAGGTAAAATTGTAGAATGGAAAACGGATCCTATAACTCCTATTGACTTACCTGTATCATGGCCTAATATAATATTAGAAGAAGAAGATTATGATAAAACAAAACCTTGGGTGAAGTTTGTAATAATTGAGGCTAGATCATTTCAGCCGTCTATGGGTAGAGATGCAGGATGTACTTTTAAAAGAATAGAAGGTCAAATTGTAATAGATATATTTTATCCATATAACTACGGATATCTTGATTTAGGGACTTCTTATAGAATTAACAGACATGAATTTAGAGGAATGAAAGCTAAAAGAATTTATACCTCTTTTGAAACTAATTTAAATAAATAAGGAGATACTATCATGAGTTTTAGTTCAAGTGCAGAAACACAACTGGCTATTATTGAAGAGGCTGATTGGGGTGTAACTCCAGTTACTCCAGAATTTCAACGTATTAGAAGTACAGGAGAAGGATTGAGTTCAGGCCTTGAGTCTGAAACCTCATCTGAGTTTAGTCCAATACCTGATGCAACAGATTTAATAATTACAGGAGCTACGGCTGATGGTGATGTTAATTTTGAATTATCATACGGTACTGATTTTGATATCATTTTATCTCATGGTCTTAGAGGTACTTTTACTGAATGGGGCCAACTTGTTGGAGCTGCTGAACAAAAATCAATGACAATTGAAAAACGTTTTGCTACTCCTTCAGATGATACACCATATAAGTACTTCCGCTATCCTGGTTGTCGTGTAAACTCTCTATCTATTGATGTAGTTGAGTCTGCTAAGTTTGAAGGTACAATGGAAGTAATGGCAAGAAATGAAGAGACAATTGGTACGGCTATTATTGCCGGAGCTACTTATTTAGCGCCAAATGCTAATCCTATTATGTCTGCTCCTCAAATCAGAAATGTAAAGCTTGGTGTTGTTGGTGCAGATTGTTATGTCTTTAAAGATATTTCATTCAATATTGATAACGGTGCTAGAAATCAAACAGGGTTTTCTACTTGTTTCACTGGTCCTTTTCCTGATCTTGAAGCTAAAGGAATAGCTTATGGACGTAGAGAGATTACAGGATCACTTACATCCTACTTTTCAGATGAAACACTGTACAATGCTTTTAAATCAAATGTTTATACATGGATGATGTTTGATTTAAGTGATGGTACAAATGCTTACAGAGTGTTCATACCGCGTCTTAAATTCTCTGATGGTAGTACTAATGCAAGTGACAATAACTCTGATATTGAATCAGCCCTTGAATGGACTGCAACACTATCAGCTGATTTCAATACTGCTATGATCATCAGTGGTCTTGAGAATGTTAC